TGCGCGTGCGCAGCGATCTACCCTACGCCCAGCGGCACCCCGAAGCCCTGCCGCCGCCTGACGAGATCGAGCGCATTATCGCCGCTATGGTCGACAAGGGCGTCATCATCGGTGGGCGACTGGCGGCATGGGAGAAGCACCAGCCGAAACGTGAACGGGATCAAGATGATAGCTCCGCGCGTGTAACGGCACATCGGGCCCGAAAGAGCCATGTAACGCCATGTAACGCCAGCGACGACCAAGAAACGCCTAGAGTAGAGGAGATTAGAGAAGAGGAAGAAGAAGAGGGAAACTCACTTCGTTCGTTTCCTGCGCGCGCGACGCGCAACGAACCAACGATGATTTCTCCCGATTGGAAGCCAACGGACCCGCAGGCCGATCCCGCCGAGGTCAAGCGCTTCGTCGCCTACAACATCGCCAAGGGCGTTCGGATGGCTGATTGGGACGCAGCGTGGGTGCTGTGGCTCGACCGGAAAGCCGAGCGCGAGCCTACGCCGAAGGCGCAAAGCCCTCCGACCCCCACCACATGGCTACCGGCAGCCGACCCCCGCTGGGCTGACGCAGCCGGCCGCTATCAGCGGGAGCGCGGCAAGCCCCTGCGAGCCTTCCAGAGCAAGCACTTCCCCGAGATTGGGGCGGCTGTTCCCACCGACTGGCTAGAGCCGAGGGCGCACTGATGAGCGAGGAGATCAAGCTGAGCGACGCGATGCAGGAAGCGATCGTCGCGGCTAAGGCTGCGGTGGAGGACTTCCGCCAGTCCCCATGCCTCGACACAGCGAAGCGGGCTGAGGAAGCGCTGGCGCTATGCCGGGATCAGGCGCTCTTCGACAGCATGACGAGGCGCGCATGACCGAGGACCGCATCATGGGCCAGCGCGCCGGCATCCGCTGGGCAATCGCATGGCTCGGGAAGTACGCGGACAGGGCGGGCACCTCGGCGGACTACATCACGATCGACACCGCCCGGCGGGACATGGCGAAGGCCGCCAAGGCTCTCCGCACCGAGGAAATCAAGGAGGACTGACGTGACCATAGAACCGCACAGGATCGAGGCGGCTGCGAGGATCATCGACCCCGGCGCGTGGAAGCAAGGCTACGAGGAGGTCTTCAGGGACCGTCGAGCATGGGCGCTTGCGGTTGCCAACGACGCTCTCGCCGCGTCCTTCCCCGAGCTTGCCGCCGGCACCGCATGGGTGGCGCCTACCGAAGCGAGCCACGCCATGTGGACGTTAGAGGTGAGCGGCATCACGTGGCCGGCGAGCGCGTGGGAAATGCTCCGAGACGCCCATCTCTCCAAGGGAAAGGACGATGACCATGGGTGAGTGGCAGGACATCAGCACGGCGCCGAAGGACGGGACGACGTTTCAGGCGCGCATCGCCGGGTATGGCGACCACAACATGATCGGGTGGGAATGGGGGCTGCGCGATGGCTCTGATCGCGATTGCGGTGGGTGGTTCTACGCTGGCGGGGATGATCCCCCCGACTGCTGGACTGATGGCGTCTGTTGGGCGGAGAACGAAGATGGCGTCCCGTCCGCGCTTCCTACCCACTGGCTCCCTCCCCCTCCGAACACAGGAAAGGGGGAAGGGGTATGAGCGTCACCGTGCCGGCCACGGAGGAAGGCCGTAGGCCATCGCCGCCAGCGCAAGCGATATGTGCCGGGGGATGGGCTGCTCGCCCGCCAGCCAGCGCCGTAGGCGGTCCTGCGATACAGCGAGAGCGGCCCCCGCTTCCTTTCGGGACAGGGACCGCTCGTCGAGGAAACGCTGTAGGTCGGCGGCAGTGGTCATGCCGCTTCGAACATGAAAGCACCCTTGCCGTGGTTTTTACCGCCGCAGGAGCACTCGCATTGCATGGTGCGGCCGGTGGCGTTGAAGCAGCGGGCGTCACACTCATGGCGCGACGGGGCCGACTTGTAGGAGACGGCGCGGGTCACCTTGATCCACTCGCCGTTGGCAAAGCCCCAGGTGTCGTTGTGGCGGGCGGACTGGCTGCGGTTGTCGACGCGGGCGAACTCGATGGTCCCGGCGGCGGTGTCTGCGAAGAACTTGATGTTGGCCATGTCCGTGTCTCCCGTTTCGATGAACCTAACATAATGCGTGTTTGCGTATCATCCAAGGGAAATCGTACGAGCCCGCGCATTATTTTTGAGGACACCCCCACACCGTGAAGCGAAAGGCGAAGCGCATGCAGGGCCACCGCGAACCCAACGGCCGACTCTCCCGCCGCATCGTCCACATGCACGCCCGCGAGGAGATGACCCAGCGCGAGGCCCAGTCCGTCGCCATCGCCGCCCGCATGCGCCACACAGGCCTCCCCGAGGCCGTCGTCAGCCTCAACCACGCCGGCCGGCCCAACGCCGGCACCGTCCACGGCATCATGTGCCTCCGCGGCGACCTCTCCCGCAACCAGTGGGACGCGGCCGAGTGGTGGATCGGCAAGCGCGCGGCAAACCTCCGCGCCATCAACGCCCCCGGCCAGGAGACAGGCGCCGGCCCCGGCGGGGAGTTCGACCCCGACCGTCACGCCGAGTTCTGCCGCCTCGCCCGCGAGACATGGGCATCCGTCTGCGATTGCGTCCAGGCGGCTTCGACCGAGGCGCGCGCCCCCCTTGCGGCAGCTCTCGACATGTTCCTCGTTCGCGGGCATCACCTCGAACACATGACGGGCGACCTCCGCCTCGCCCTCAACGCCATCCACAGGCGGTTTCTCGCGGGGCAGCGTCGGGCCGCTTGACGCGCCCCCCCGTTATCGTATACCCGTCAGGTACGTCACAGTCGACGATTTGCGCCTCCCCCGAGCCCTGCCACCCCGGCGGGGCTTTTTGCATTGGAGAACCGACATGGCGAAGAAACCCAAGAAGGGCGGCAAGGGCGGCAAGTGCTAGGCTCGCCGCATTGATACGCAATGCCATTCCAACCGGGACAAAGCGGCAACCCCAAGGGCAACCCGAAGCGCGCCAAGCTCTTCTCGCAGGCCCTGCTGACTGCCCTTAAGCGGACAGACGAAGAGAACGTCGAGGCGATCCAGCGCATCGCTGACCGCATGGTCAAGCACGCGATGACCAGCGAGCAATTCGACGTGGCCTGCGTCCGTGAAATCGCCGACCGCGTCGAGGGCAAGGTGCCGCAGGGCATCGTGGGCGATAGCGAGGGCGACCCGATCAGCCTCATCCACCGGATAGAGCGCGTCATTGTCAACGCTAAGCATCCCGACAGCGGAAGTGTTCCTCCCGCTGCTACAGCCGGCTAGGTACAAGGGCGCCCACGGCGGCCGCGGCTCGGGCAAGAGCCATTTCTTCGGGGAGCATCTTGTCGAGGAGTGCATCGCCAACCCCGGCACCCGGGCCGTCTGCATCCGCGAAGTCCAGAAAACGCTGGCGGACTCCTCGAAGGCCCTCATCGAAACCAAGATCAGGGACCTCGGCGTCGGCCATCTGTTCAACGTCACCGACAAGCGCATCGATACCCCCGGGGATGGGCAGATCATCTTCCAGGGCATGCAGGACCACACAGCCGAGTCGATCAAGTCGCTCGAAGGATTCCGCATAGCATGGGTCGAAGAGGCCCAGACGCTCAGCCAGCGCAGCCTGTCGCTCCTACGCCCCACGATCCGCGCCGAGAACTCCGAGATTTGGGCGGGCTGGAACCCGCGCCGCAAGACGGACGCTATCGACGAATTCCTCCGCGCCAAGAAGCCGGAGAGCGCCATCGTCATCCAGGCGAACTGGCGCGACAACCCATGGTTCCCGAACGTTCTTGAAGAAGAACGCCAACTCGACCTGAAGCTCTACCCCGAGCGCTACGACCACATATGGGAAGGGGCGTACGCCACCGCTTTCGAGGGCGCAGGCCAAGCGGGAAGGCCGCATCGGCAAGGTCTCGGCCGATCCGCTGCTCCCCATTCGGGCGTTCTTCGACCTCGGCGGGGCAGGGGCCACGGCCGATGCCATGTCCATCTGGATCGTGCAGTGGGTTGGGCAGGAAATCCGCGTCCTCGACTACATCGAGGGCGTCGGGCAGGTGCTCGCCTACTACGTCAGCGCTCTTCGCCAGCGGGGATGGGACAAGGCGGTCTGCTACCTGCCGCACGACGGCGTGAACGCCAACGCGATCACCGGCAAGCGGTACGAGGACCATCTGAGGGACGCGGGGTTCAACGTCGAGCCGCCCGTGCCCAACCAGGGCCGCGGCGCTGCGATGATGCGCATCGAGGCGGTGCGCCGGGTGTTCCCGAAGATCTGGTTCAACGAGGCGACGACGGAGCCGGGCCGCGATGCCCTCGGCTACTACCACGAACGCAAGGACGAGGCCCGGAACGCCGGCCTTGGTCCTGAGCACGACTGGTCGAGCCACGCGGCGGATGCCTTCGGCCTGATGGCGATTTGCTACCGCGAGCCGAGCAACGAAGCCAATTTCGGCCGGAAGATCGTCTATCGCAGCCTAGGGACGTATTGATGCCCAAGATGGACGAATCCACGCTGGTCGCGATCCTCGCGGCGGAAAAGGCGGATGCCCTCAGCGCGGATCAGGCGGCAAAGCTCACGGAGGAACGTGAGCGGGCGATGTCCTACTACAACGGCGACGTTGATGAGGACATGCCGGCTCAGCCCGACCGTTCCAAGGCTGTCTCGTCGGACGTTGCCGACACGGTCGATGGGCTGATGCCCTCGCTCATGGAGATTTTCTGCGGCGGCGACGAGGTGGTGAAGTTCTCCCCGGTCGGCCCTGAGGATGAAGAGGCCGCCCAGCAGGAGACGGACTACATCAACCATGTGATGATGCAGGAAAACGACGGCTTCCTTGTCATCTACTCGTTCGCCAAGGACGCGCTTCTCTCCAAGAACGGCATCGTCAAGGTGCATTGGGAGGAGACGGAGGAGGAGGAGGAGAACACCTTCCTCGGTCAGACCGACGACGTGTATGCGCTGCTCGTGTCCGCCCCCGGCGTCGAGATCACCGAGCACACCGAGCGGCAGGAGGAGGATGAACTCGGCCAGCCGATGACCGTCCACGACGTGACGATCGTCACCAAGGAGAAGTGCGGGCGCTGCCGTGTCGACCCCGTGCCGCCGGAAGAGTTTGGCGTGTCGAAGAACGCGAAGCTCGGTCAGCCCCTCGACTATTCGTTCCACCAGGTGAAGCGCACCGAGTCGGAACTGATCCGGCAGGGCTACGACCCCGAGCAGGTGAAGGACCTTCCCGACTCGCCCCTGAGCCAGAACGAAGAGAACACGACCCGCGACACGGTGGACGAGGGCCAGGGCACTGGCGACGCCATCAACAAGGCGAACCGGCTGATCACCGTGGTCGAGCATTACGCGATGCTGGACTACAAGGACGACGGCAAGGCGCGCCTCTACCGGGTGACGACGGCAGGCCCCGACAAGGGCCAGGTGCTTCGCCGCGCGGTCGAGAAGGAAGGCGCGGACGGCGAGGAAGGGCGCACCGTTTATGAGCCGGACATCGTGCCGGTCGAGTTCGACCCGTTCGCCTCGATGACGCCGAACATCGTCACGCATCGCTTCTTCGGCAAGAGCATCGCCGACCTCGTGGTCGACGTGATGCGGATCAAGACCTCGCTGCTCCGCGGCATGCTCGACAACGTGTATCTGGCCAACAACCAGCGCACCGAGATTTCCGAAAGCCACGCGACGAAGGACACGATCGACGACCTCCTGAACAATCGCCCGGGCGGCATCGTTCGCACCAAGCAGCCCGGCGGCCTCCTCCCCATCCCGAACCAGAACCTCGGGGAGTTCGTGTTCCCGGCGATCGAATACATGGATCAGGTCAGGGAGTGGCGCTCGGGCGTCGTCAGGCAGGGGCAGGGGATCGACGCGGACGCGCTCCAGAACCAGAGCGCCACGGCGGTGGCGAAGGTCTACAACGCCGCCCAGGCCAAGATGAAGCTGATCGCCCGCATCATGGCGGAGACGGGCTTCCGGCAGTTGTTCTGGAAGATCCACGCCACGGTGCGGAAGAACGAGACGGCGCCGCAGACCAAGCGCCTCCGCAACAAGTGGGTGACGGTCGACCCGAGGGAGTGGAAGAAGCGTAACGACCTGACCATCTCGGTTGGGCTCGGCAGCGGCGGCAAGAGCGAACAGGCCGTGTTCTGGATGAACATCCTCGGCATCCAGAAAGAGGCGATGCTGATGCCGGGCCAAACGCTGGTCAGCCCGAAGAACGTCTACAAGACGCTCGAAAAGCTGATGGAGGCCGGCGGGGAAAAGTCGATCGAGCCGTACTTCACCGACCCTGAGACGGCGCCGCCGAGCGAGCCCCCGCCAGACCCGAAGATGGTCGAGGCGCAAGGCAAGCTGAAGATCAAGGAGGCCGAGACGCAGGCCAAGGTTCAGTCGGACCAAGCGAGGCAGGCCGCGGACGTCGAGAAAGAGCGGATCAAGCTCGGCCTCGAGCGTGAGCGCATGTCGGCGGAGAGTGCGCTGGAGGTCGAGAGGATGAACCGTGAGCACGCGCTCAAGATCGACCAAATGAACCGCGAGTTCGCGTTGCGGGAACAGCAGATGTACGTCGAGGCGCAGTTGGAGCGCGAGGGCCAGCGCCTGAACGCGGCGGCGAAGGTCGCCACGACGCCGGTGCGCATGGGAGGCGAGGTTGGCTGACGACGAGTTCTCTCTCCGCCGCGATGCCGCTCGTGCCGCACAGGCACAGCGCCTCCTCGACGACGAGATGCTGACTGAGGCGTTCGCCACGCTCCGGCAGGCCTACATCGACGGCATTCTTGGAAGCAAAGCACAGGAAACCGACACGCGCGAACGGCTCTGGCTAGCCACGACGGTCCTGACGAAGGTCCGCGGCCACCTCGAGCAGACGGTGTCGAACGGCAAGGTTTCGAAAGCCCTGTTGGCCGACCTTGAGCAGCAGGCGGCCCGCGAAAAGCGCGCCTGAACCCTAGGAACATCGAATGAGCATGACAGACGGTGCGGCCCCGGCCGCAGCGACCGATACCTCTTTGTCCTTCGAGGCAGCAGTTGGCCTGATGAACGGCCCGCGCCCGGAGGAAGAGAACCCGCCTGCGACGGCCGAAGAGCCTGGCGCGGCGGAACAGGAATCAGCCCCGGACGGGGATGACGCCGAGCCTCAAGAGGCCCCCGGCGATGCAGAGGCGACTGACGAGGCCGACGAGCCCCCCGTCAAGCCGCCACGCACATGGACTGCCGCTGAGAAAGAGGCATTCGCGTCACTCCCCCGCGAACATCAACAGGCGATCGTTGACCGCGAGAGCGAGCGAGACCGCTACTACCAGCGTGGTCTTCAAGAAGCCGCCGCCAAGGCACGGGAAGCATCTTCCCGTGAGCAAGCGGCGGAGCAGGCACGGCAGCAGTACGAAGCCGCACTCCCGCAGCTTTACCAGCAGTTCGCCGCGCAGTTCCAGACGGAGTTCCAGGACATCAAGACCTGGGATGACGTGTCGAACATGCGTCAGAACGACCCCATGCGCTACATGGCATGGCAGGAGGCCCGCGAGAAGGGCAACGCCCTTCAGAAGCAGGCCACCGAGGCGCAACAGCGGCAGCAGCAGGAGACGGCCCAGCGCTGGGTCGAGTACGTCAACGCTGAAACTCAGGCGTTCACCGAAAAGGCACCCGAGTTCGCCAACCCCGAAACCGCGACCAAGGCGCAGGCGCAAGCCCGCGAAGTCCTTGTCGACCTCGGCTTCAGCGAAGGCGAGCTGGCGGCCATGTGGGAGCAGGGCCAGCCCCTGTCCCTCCGTGACCACCGCGTGATGCTCCTCGTCCGCGACGCGATGAAATATCGCGCTGCGCAGAAGGCGGCAAAGACTGCGGCCAAGAAGCCTGTTCCCCCTGTCCAGCGTCCCGGCACCGCGTCCTCAAAGGGCGAGGGCCAGGCCGTCGATCTCAAAATCCTTGACCAGAAATTGTCGCGCTCGGGGCGCATTGAGGATGCCGTGGCGCTCCTCACTGCCCGCTCCCGCAAGCGCGCATAGGAGCAACGACAATGGCACTGCCCACCAATACCCAGTCCAGCTATCTCACCATCGGCAACCGCGAAGACCTCGAAGACGTGGTCTATCGCATCGACCCGACCGACACGCCGTTCATGTCGGCCGTCTCGAAGTCGAAGGCGAGCAACGTCAACCACGAATGGCAGACGCAGGCGCTGGCCTCGCCCGACACTGCAAACGCGGTGCTCGAAGGCGATGACGCCACCACCGACGCCATGACGCCGACCGTCCGTCTCGGCAACATCTGCCAGATTTCGGACAAGGTGGCCCGCGTCACCGGCACGCAGGAGGCGGTCGATCACGCCGGCCCCGGCGGCAAGATGACCGAGCAGATGGTCCTCAAGGGTCTCGAACTGAAGCGCGACCTCGAATCCATCATCACCGGCACCAACCAGGCCAAGAACGCCGGTTCGGCCGGCGTCGCCCGCAACACGGCGACCCTCCTCTCGTGGATCGTGACGAACAACTCGTCCGGCGCCACGGGCTCGGCTCCCGGTGCTGCCCTCGGTGCCAGCACCCGTACGGACGGCACCCAGCGCGCCTTCACCGAGGCGCTTCTGAAGCCGGTTCTCAAGTCGATCTGGGAGCAGGGCGGCAGCCCGGAGACCATCATGGTCGGCGGCTTCAACAAGCAGGCGTTCTCGACCTTCACCGGCCGCAGCACCCCGCAGGAGATGGCCAAGGACAAGAAGATCGTCGCCAGCGTCGACTTCTACGAGGGCGACTTCGGCCGCCAGTCCGTCACGGCCAGCCGCTTCATGCGGTCCCGCGACTGCCTCGTGCTCGACATGGAGTATTGGGGCCTTGCCTACCTCCGCAACATGACCACCAAGGACCTCGCGGTCACGGGCGACAACCAGCGCAAGCAGATCCTCTGCGAGTACGCCGTCGTCGCCAAGAACGAGAAGGCGAGCGGCATCGTCGCCGACCTCACGACCTCGTAGGCGGTCTGAACCCTCCCCTCAACGCGGGCGGCTTCGGCCGCCTTTTTCTTTCAAGGAACGACAATGAGCACCATTCACAACATCAACGGCGATCTGCCGGCGGCGACGGCTGTTCTTCAGGACGCAGACCAGATTCCGGTCTACGTCTCGGCGGATGGCGTCAGCAAGAAGATGTCCGGCTCGCTCCTGCGCGCAGGGTCGAGCGGCGTCGTCGCCACCACGGCCACCACCGTCTCTCTCTCGGCCTCCGTCTACGGCAACAAGCTGCTGGTCATCAACACCAACAGCTCTTCGGGCTGCGCGGTGACGTTGCCGGCGGCGACGGGCACGGGCGTCAAGTACGAAATCCTGAACGGCATCGCCCAGACGCAGGGCACCATCACCGTCGTCCGGTCCGGTTCCGACGTGATGAAGGGCCGGGCGATCTCGCTCGACTCCACCGCGGTCGCCACGCACGCGAACATCTTCGTCTCGCTGGTCGCGACCACGATCACCTGGAACCGCACCACGCAGGGCGGCATCGGGCACGATCACATCACCCTCTGGGACAGCGCCTCGGGTGAATGGCGTGTCCTTGTCGAGTCGAACTGCTCGGGCGCCAACGCCACGCCGTTCTCCTAAGCCCATGCCGAGCCTCCTCCTCGGCTGCGGCAACGACCGCAGGAAGAAGGTCGCGCTCAACGGCGCGGCCGACTTCGTCCAGCCGCTGGTGACGCTCGACATGAACCCGAATTGCGGGGCGGATGTCGTTCACGATCTGGAACAGCATCCGCTCCCGTTCGACGACAACACCTTCGACGAGATCGCCGCCTACGACGTGCTGGAGCACATCGGCCGGCAGGGCGACTGGAAGGGGTTCTTCGACGAGTTCGCCGAGTATTGGCGCATCCTGAAGCCGGGCGGAATGTTCGGCATCGTGGTGCCCATCGGCCCCGACTATCACGCCGACCCCGGACATACCCGGCACTTCGGCCAGACGTGGTTCGGGTTCCTCGACCAGGAGTGCTACGTCCGCCGCCTCGCCGCGGGCGAGCCGGTCACGGACTACCGCTGGTACTGGCGCAAGGACTTTCTCGTCCTGAGCCTGTCGGTCATCGGCGACCATCACATCGCGACGATGTTGCAGAAGCGATGACGGAGGCGATTTCGCTTGGGAATGTCTCGGTGGCCATCGGCATGCCGGTCGGCAAGCCCATCCCGCCGCAAACCGTCTCGTCCATCTTCGCCACGGCATACCAGCTCGGGCAGATGGGCATCCGCTGCGATCTGCTGATGCAGATATGCGGCCTCGTCACCATCGCGCGGGACTCGGTGCTGGACGAGTTCCTGAAGTGCGGCGCGGACAAGCTGTTCTGGATCGACTCCGACATGGCGTGGTCGCCGGAGGTGTTCCTTCGGATGCTGGCGCTGTCGACCAAGTACGACGTGGTCGCGGCTGCCTACCCGAGCCGGTCGCACGACGGCAACCTGTTCCAGGTCAACACGGACGGCATTGCCGAGCACAGCATCAGCGAGCACGGGCTGTTCAACATCAACGGGACGGGGCTCGGCTTCTGCATCGTCGATCGTAAGCCGCTCGAAGCGCTCGCGGCCAAGGCCACGCGCGTTCTGGACGGCTATTCCGGCAAGGAGATGGCGGAGGTGTTCCGCGTCGACCGGAATGCCAAGGGCTACCGGCGCACCGAGGACATCGCGTTCTTCGACGATCTACGCGAGGCCGGGCACACCGTGTGGTGCGACCCGTCCATCGAGCTCGGCCACATCGGCGAGAAGGAGTGGCGCGGCCGGTTTGCGGACGCGATCGCAACGAACAAACAGGAGATCTGAAATGCCCCTTCCCCAGAACCATCCGCTGCACGCCTTCATCGTCCCTGGCGGGCAGCTTGTCGACGTTTCGGCTGCGAGCATCAGCTATGCCCCGGTGCCGTTCAAGGGCATCCTGACTGACGCGATCTGTTCCATCTCGGCGGCAGTCACTGGCTCAGACACGACAGTCACCATCAAGAAGTACCCGGCGGGCGTCGTCGCCAACTCCGTCACGCTCGGCACGATCACGGTCGCCGTGTCCGGGTCGGCCGCGGGCAAGAATTACACCGCCACCCTGACCGGCAGCGAGATCAACCGCACGTTCGACCGCGGCGACACGCTGGTGTTCGACTCGGACGGCGTCTCTTCCACCACGAGCATCGCCAAATTCGTCGGCGTGATGCAGGGGGCCTAAGTGATGGCGGGAACCCAATACTGGGGCACCGGGCGCCTCGGCACGCACCAGTCGGCTGCCTACACGGGCACGGCCGGGACGATCACCAACCCTATCGGCAGCGGCACGTTCAAGGTGCGTGTCGTCTGCACCTCGGCGGCCTATGTGAAGGTCGACAACAGCCCGACCGCCACGGCGGCCGACGTGTATATGCCGGCTGACTGCCCCGAGTATCTTACGGTGACGCCGGGCATGAAGGTTTCCGCCATCCAGGTGGCGTCTAGCGGCACGCTCCACGTCACCGAGATCTCTTAGCCATGGCATCGTTCGGCCGGATGGGAGCAGGGCGGTTCGGCCGGCTTGGGAGCGGCGCAGCCGCGGCCCGCACGCCGCTGCCCGCCGGCACGGTATACGCCTCGAACACGGCGCATGGGGGTATCCCGGTCGGCGATGACACGACAGGCGACGGCACCGCGGCAAAGCCGTACCTGACCATCGACAAGGCGTTTACGCAGGTGTCCTCGGGCGGCACGATTGCTCTCAACGGCGCTCCGTCCTCTCCCGCCGTCTACCGGCACGCAACGCTTCTTACCATCAACAAGTCGGTGACGATCCAGCCAGTCTTCACCTATGGCGCGAAAATCTGCGCGACGACCGGGTCTCTGTCGCGGGTCATCAACATCACCATCTCCGGTGGGACGGTTGTCTTCGGCAAGGTCATCCTCGACGCCGAGACGACCTATTGGGCCTGTGTGACGATTGCGGACACCGCAGCGGCGGTCAGCCTGACCTACAACGGAACGAAGTTCACGAACTGGATTCTTCAAGGGGCCAGCTTCACGGCGGGGACGGCGGCGAAGCTGAACGTCGCCTACAACAATTGCATCTTCGAGGCGGGGGTGTGCCGCGGGGCAATCACGCACCTCAACCTCGTCGAAGGCGGGGTGACGGTGTCGGGCGGCTCGATCACGATCACCGGCCTCAACCTCTCGACCCAGGGCGGCATCTCGCTCATGGCGCTGGCGGCGTCCATCACGACATCCATCAGCAACATGGCGATCAGTTGCACTCTGGACCCGACCCTGACGAGCACGGGCCTGCACTACGGCATCTTTATCCAGAATATCCCGAACGCGAACGTCGTGAACAACAGCATCGGCGTCCTCGGCGCGCCCGGCTCCCGCACTGGAATGTGTCTCCAGATCAAGGCGTCGAACGACGGCAATGCGCGCGACAGCTCCGGGGCTGTAATCCGAAACAATGCCTGCGTGAACACGACGAACGGCGGGATGCATATCTGCGTCGGCACGGACACCTACGCCGAGGCCGGCGTCGGGCTGGTCGATAACGCGCTCATCGAGGGCAACACCGTAACCGGCAACGCCACGTCGGCGGCCGGGGCCGTCCATGGCATCTTCAACGGCAGCGACGGCAACAGCATCATCCGCCGCAACGTCGTCGATTACGTCGGGATCGG